TGGAGTGTTTTGCACCACGGGTTGACGCTAATGAGACGTCGGTTCCCTAAAGTGATTAGGTTAAGGGAAAGAGATCAAAGACATTGTCATTGATCGGAGTAGTTTCAAGGCCGAGAACATTACGCATCCATCTTTTCTGTGGAATGTAAGTTTCTCCGGGGTCCATTGGCAAGCCACCTTGTAAAAGGGCGAGCCATTGCATTGACTTAGCAAGAAAGCCATTGCATAGACCAGAAGCGATAACTTGTCCAAGAATTCGCTGACGCGAACGCTCAGGGTTACCAACATACTTTTCTGGAAACATAGCAGTTGAAGCAATTCCTCAATTGGACGGTAGAGACCACCACCCATCTTAGAATAACCTAAGAATTTGAGTTCAATGCCTTTAGCTGAAAACATTACTTTAGACTTGTTAACAACAAAGCCTAGCTGATCAAGATAAAAGATAAATTCATCAAGATCAAAGTAAGAAGGAACAGCTGTAGCCATATCGTCTCCAACTACGAATAGTCGACCGATAATGTATTCTTCATCATAGCCAGCGCGGAGCATAGCGTAAACGGTGATCAAGCAGGTGACAAGAGTGTCAACTAACTGGGTGAAACCAGAGCCTGAGGGCACACCGCCTGCCTTACGGAGGTGTTGTCCGGAAGGAAGAAGGATTGGAGTCCTTTTGAAGTAATACTTGAGAAACTCAAAAACATTGTCGTTGCGAGTTTCTGACGATTGGGTAATACCCATGACAAACCAACTTTTCATCAGATCGAAGGCCCATTCAATGTAGCCTGGACCGACAGAGGTATCTAGTTTAGAGATATCAGTAACTAGACCCGTACGGTTGTCGTTAAGTAGGTGATCAATGATAAAAGGCAAAGCCTTTGTCATATTACGACCTACAGGGTATGGTATCTTCCCGAACTTTTCAGTCATTCGTTTAAGTAATGGGATAACAAATCGCATCTCCATAACCTTAACCTCAGCGGGGAACGCCCAAACTCCACGAGCCTTAATCTTAGAATCAAGCTCTTCAATTTTAAGTAGTCCAGGTCGAAGACCTATCATACATGGGGGAGCACGGACGGCGTGAGGAGGAAGAAATTTTGCAAAGTGATTTAGCCGTTTTGCCTTGTCATAGATGTGACCAAGACATTCACCTTGCGTGTGATACTCTCTTCGGAGAGGTAGACCAGGGGACGAAGTCATATCCAAGTGGGGTAAGATTTCGTGCCACCCAGCGTAGTTGAAATCAATAGGTTCAACTTGTCCGAGAGGAGCAAACATGCGGGAAACGAGATTTTTTGCTCGTCGCATGAGATTGCCGGTAGGAACTGGCTTCCATTCTCTGTCAAATAGAGCGAAGTGTTCCAATACACGGTCAGGGGTACACGGATCACGCATGTAAGTAGACGTTAGTCTTTCCGCAACTTCAGGAGCATTGGACTTCAATACGTGTCTAAACCAAGGATCGAATTTGGGAATACTTTGATTAAACCCATAGGAATCCATCCAACCCAAATGCATCATAGATGATTTTGGGACATACTCGTACTTCTGAGTAGGATCAGGAGCACGGTCTGCGGCTTTCGTGTAAAAAGAAGTTACCCTCGGGGCAACTGTCTTCGCTGGACCATACGGACTGGCAACAATGCCATCGTATTCCAACTTCTTGAGATAAGGGACTGTACCTTCAGGATACAGGGCGCGAAGCCTAATC